AAACTCAGCCATTACAATGCGTGCCCCTGGTTTTCAGGAGCTGACCTGGGGTGAGTGATGGACGCAGTCTTCATGATTTGTTTAGCTCGGTCTTGATCAGGATGCGTTATCGCTGCCGCATGCATGAAGCGTCGGGAAGTCTCCGTCGACTTGAATGCCCCGGTTCCAAGAACAGTGACCCTAGTACCCGGTGGTGCAACAACGTCAGCAGTCAATCTACCTTCCACAGTACCAAGTCTAGACATTTCTCGTGTTAGCGGTGACGAGTCTGTGTCGATGGTCGTGCGTACCTTGTGAAAATCAATATTGGCAAACGTAGGCCCATGCGTATCAGTGTCTTTAGCGTTCGCTTGCTTTATCGCGTCATTGCGAACCCTGTCTATCTCCGCAGCCGATACGGGGTTCTTACGGCCCTCTTGCCATGCACTCGCTATCCATGGGGCGGGTGGACTACCATCCTCACCTCCCCAATAAGCGGGGGTGCCACCTCCAACGTGGATCGTATTAGCACCCATGTAACCTTGACCGGCGCCAACACCCGACGCGCCAGCAGCAACAGCAGATCTGGTGAACGCCGCCATTCTAACGGCGTCCGCCGAGTTATTCATGTCGAGCTTATGACCATCCTTGGCATCATACAAGACAAGGTCAGCAGCGCCACCGTAATCATGACGATGCGATCCCTTATGCTTGGCAGTTATTCCGTCACGTGTCTCTGTACCAGATACAGGTTGACCACCAGAAGTCACTTCGACACGCAAACCATTTATTGCCCCTGCGTATTCTAATTGTCTCTTCAGACCGCTTTGAATACCCCACCGACGATGCTCAGCGCCAATCTGTGACTCAGTCACTAACGGATGCTTATCACCAGTCCCAGTGGGCGCGACAGCATTTCCTTGAGAGTCAGGCGGAAGGTTAGCACCCTTTGCCGCTCGATCAGCAACGTAAGCCATGCCACCAACATGACTGACGCCACCGGGGTCCGTACCAGCATGCGGGATACGCACGCCTTCCCCGGCTGGCGCTGAATACGTACTAAAGTCTGGATAATTGTTGAACTGAGGAAGCGTCGCAAGTCGAGATAGATCGGTGTCGTGAAAAGCGCCAACTGTAGTCGCGCTAGCCGTGTCTGGATGTTGTTTGACATACGACACAGCCGACTGCGCGCCAAGACTGAAACCGAAGACGTGAACCGGGCCTTTATGATCTTTGACAAGTGCATTCGCCTGATCGACCGCCTTGTTAGTTTCCCACTCATCGATAATAACGGGTCTCAATTTCTTTGATGCCGCATATTTGTTAAATGCGTCGGCATCAAAGGCCCCATTTTTTCCCTTGAACCCAAGGAGAATGCCTTGCTGATTTGGGTCCTGATTGCCGCTCGCCTTCCCAGGTTGCGCCGTCGCAGGTTGCTGAGGTTGGGCATTCGGCTGTTGTGCGGTCGGTGGCGGTGCCGCCGCTGGAGGCTGTTGCTGGTTCGGGTCTGGGGGTTTGACACCGGCCGCCAATTGCGCATTGCGCCGACGCTCTGCTTGCGTCGCGGCCGAATACCTAGTCTGTGGTGCTTCATACTCGACAGTCAAGTTATCAGCAATACGACCCTGGTTCGGGTGTGGGTCTAAGATCGCGGCCTTGGACTTGCCATAGCCACCGTGCATTACCTCATAAGCCATCCACCGGGCTTGGTTCGCCGTATTGTTCGGATCGAGATGATTGGCAGTCATCCATCGCATCATGGCCTGACCACGGGCATGATCAGCACCATAGATAGAAGGAACATAACCACGCGCCGCTCCGCCCGGTCCCTTACCGGCGTCGTGATACTGACTACGCAATCCACTTTCAGCAATAGCTTGACCAACGAGAGCATTAGCGCCTTTCTCAGCCTGCTCTTCGTTCGCACCTTCCTTGAGAAGTTGATCCTTAGCGGCCTGCTTAACGTTTTCAATATTTGGGTATCGCCCACCGCTCTTCATCGCCGGCGGTTGCGGAGCATTGACGTCTTGCGCAGGTGCACCGCCACTCGAGCGCCTACCACTTACCCCAGGCGTTCGCGCTCCGCCGCCGCCATCCGAAGCACCACCAAGGGCACGACCGATGATGCCGCCACCGGGTCCGCCCGTTATGCCACCAATGCCAGCGCCACCGGTACCACCAACGCCACCCCCTGGACTTAGTAGCGCGATCAATTTTTCATTAGCATCCCTAAGGAGTTGCGTGTTCTGTTTGCGCTGTGCACCGGACATGCCACTGGCAGCACTGCTACCCTGTCCTCGCCGATCTTCGATGTTGGTGGAATAGCGCCACTTTTGACCTTTGCCGAACGGGTCTCCATAGGTATCCCCACTGCCCGAGAAAAACTGAGGAGTACCCATACGACCGGGAGTACCCGGAGAAGTTGACCCACGACGATTGGGCAACGAGTTGATGCCGAGCTGCGTAGCTAAATCATTAGCGCCACCCGATTGAGTCATCGGTGCGCCGCCATATGGACCACCGCCACCCCCGCTTGGAGGAGCAGCACGTTGACTGCCGACACCGCTATTTCCACCTCCGCCAAAGGGATTGCGGAAGAACTCGATGATTGTTTTAAGCTCTGCGGGCATATCAAAGAACATAGTCCAAAAATTCGTGCCCGACCAATCCCTCTTGAAGTTGAATAGAGTGCTATAGATACTCGCAGTATACTTATCAGCTAGCGCTAAGCCTTTCACATACGGACTGCTCGCCGAATACAATGGCGAGCTCATCAAATCCTTCATCTTTTGAACATTGACACCGATGCTATCCCAATGATCGGCTATCTCCTTAGCACTTTTAGCCGTCTGATTCAAAAAGTCCGACCTGTCTTTATCTTCTTCCTTCAATAATTTGGCATGGAGAATAGCTTCATCGAAGCCAACTATCTCAGCGACGCGTCGCTTATTGAAAGCGACTTGTCGTTCCATATCGGCCTCACTCGTCGCGCGATAATACTTGCGAGTCTCCTGCTCTACCGTTTGGAAAAACTTAATCCAGGTATTTTCAACCTCCTTAGGCGATGCTGCCTTAGCGAGGTCCGCACGCAACTGCAGGACCAAATCAGCCCGAGCAGTTTTCTCGATCAATTCGGTGAAGAGCGAACCTTCTTTGATGTATTTCCTACGCGCCTCACTCTGTGTCTCAATAGCTCGGGTGGTGATAGCCACGGACTGCTCAGCCGTAATACCCATTGCGGCCATCTGCTCAGAGATGGTTTTTATTTGAGCATAGGTAGTGCCGTACAATTCAGCAGTGCGAGCCAGATCGCGTATGCCGGTGCCGAGCTCAGCAACGTCCCGCGTACCGCTATAAGCTGCCGCACCGGTCTTCTTGCTAATGTCAGCGAATTGATCGTACCGCTGACCCAAAGCCTCCATATTCTTGCTGGCACCGAGCAGATAACCAGCAAAAACTTTCATCACATCGGAGAGTACGCCGGATTGCTGTCTGATCCGCTGGAGATGACCCCCACCACCTAGCTCACGCAGTTGCGCATTCAGGCGATCCAAACCCGCAGACGCATTGTCTTGCAGGTCAACGACCAGCTTCAGTTCTTCAATCTGTTGACCTCTGGCCGCCACCCTTATTCCTCCTGCGCCCTACGTCGCTCGATCAATTGTGCCGTACGATAAGCATGTATCCTGACTTCCTCCAAGTTCATGTGCAGAAACACATCTGGATGCTGATGATAATAATGCGCGAGGCGATAACAGTCGAGAATCATTTCCTCGGCCGCCGCCGGACCTACAGCCAGCCCCGTAGATCCGGGAGAAAAAAATCCCGGAGTCGATAGGCACAACTGTTCCAATCCCGCGGATCCATTGCTTCAAGCAATGGCGGCAGCACCCCGCACAATGCGGACATGACGTAGTGCATTTTGCGTTCATCAATGACCACGTCGCCTTCTTGGTTGACACGACAAGGATTGCCGTAACGATTGATATCACCACCGCGCGGTTGCCTGAACTCTAGCCGATCAAGCATTTCACCGTTGTTGCCGGTAATTTCCTTGTGCATCAGCTTGACAACAACAGGCCACTTTTCTTTGGCCTTTTCCGGTTCAGGCGGCAGCGGGTCTTCCATATGCGGCGGAGGCGCAGCACGCGGCTGCTTATCCTTTTCCTCTTCTGCCACAAATCCTTCACGTATTGGCTTATTCATATTCATGCATCACCCTACGCGATAGTCAGCTCTTGGCAGGCTAGCCCTTCCCACCGCACGCGGACTTGGCCATCCCTGGTGTTGTTTTCAAAGCCTGCTTTGCAAGTGCCGCCTGTCAAAGTGTACTGCATCCCATTAGCAAGCTGAGCAACAACGGTGACATTGGTCTCAGATTCCAAATCTTCAAGCAGAAGACCAGGAACCGTTGACAAATCTCCCTCGATGTACGGCACTCGAGGGAGCTCTTGATAACCGTGAACGCCATCTTGACCAGCGATCATCGTGCGTTCAACGGAACTTGGTGATACGGTGAAGTTGCCGCGGAGTGCCAACTGAACGCCGTCCACGCTTAGAAAGGCGATGCCAGCTATTCGCTGCGCCATGATAGTTCTCCTGAGTCAGTGTGTGGATTAGTGAACGAAGTACAGTAAGAAACTTACTGTGGCGTGCCTCCAGCGGCTTGGAACGGAGACGGTGCCGGACCAATGACTTCCGCGTCGAACCCACGATCGTATTGGAGCCGAAACTGAGCCAACACTGCAAAAATCCGCAGTTGATTGATCAGGTCGGGCGGATACAACACGTTCAAGCGGTTTGGATTGTTCGGATCACGCTCAACTATCAAGTTGGCCTTGAACTCCCGCAGGTTTTCAACGAGTCCATTCCACATATCGATCTGGTACTCATTGACCAATTCGGCCTTGACAATCCCAGGCGTGACAATCGCTTGCCCCGGCCCAAACTTCGTACCATCATCCGCAAGTTTAGAACGTGGATACTTGGTCGTGATGGCGTGCCTCTGATTGCGCAGCACCTTAGCCAGTGTTGCCAAGGTTGTCACAAGTTCATAGGCATCATCGCTCTGGCCGTAAAGATTAAGCTGATACGTCGTCTGTTCACGCAAGATCATTGGCTGATTATCGCTGCCAACTTCTTGAATTGCAAAACCATTTGAGGCCAAGCTATTGAGCTCGACAAAGTCAAACCTGTCTGGGATAGGACAAGACTTGATATTGTTGAGGCTAAGTGTTTGCAGCGGCCGTGCCGGATCATTGATCAGAGCACGCTGTGCTTTGGCTGTATAGGCCGCCGCAACTTCAAACATCGGCGAAGGTGTAGTTTGCTCCATAGCCATGATAGACTCTACGCCGCTGTTCTGCGTTTCCCCGAACAACAGCAAATCAGCATAAAGCCCACGCTTCGCGCTAAATACATGGCCGAACTGTTGTCGCGCCCATCCCCAGCGACCCGTGTCCGTGAAACCATATTCCTGGTCCCAAGAAAACAACGAGTTGCTATCCGTGTACGGCATAGCCACATATTCAAAGTCTTGTTTCTGGATATTGGCGATAGGAACGTCAAAATCCGGAGTGCCAGTGCCACCAGCAAGCAGACCACCAGTCGGCAGAGTGATACCAAGACCCGGAGGTGTAATTTCACCGCCACGTGAGCCATAATAATTCATGCTCACGGTAATTTCATTGGCATTTACACTCTTGAACAGGGAAGTCAATGTGATCACCCCTGCCGCCGACGTAGCTGATACCGGAAGCGCTGGACTACCATCAGTATAGTAATTGCTGATAGCATCGCTAATTGCCTGCGCAATGTCTGTGGGCGTATCTGTCGTCATGACTTGCACCGGTACATGCGAACCTGCG